GATCTGGCCTAAAGTATACCAATCAATATTTGAAGATTCAATTCCAATCTGCTGTTGAGCAAACTGTACTTGGCCTTCCTGATAAACATTGGCAACTTCAGGAGGAGTAAATCCAGCCTGTGGGCCTGTCTCAAAGATAGTCTGCTGTAATGGCTCTAGTCCGCCACCCATTTGATTATTCCGTTGTGCCATTTAAATCTCCGAACATTGTTGGGTACTTTGTCATTGCTGTATAAATACTTTCAGCTAGTTCTTGTTCATTAGTAATACGCTTGCTAGAAATCTCTCCTTTAAAACCACGAATAATTTGGTCTTGTGGATTACTTTCAGCATTGATAGAAAAAGCCTCACCCCAACGATCAAGAGTATAGAAGCCTTTCTCAAGAAGCTTGGTAGCTTCCATTGCAGACTGTCGCTCTTGCATTGAAATGGCTGAGCGTTGTGCTGATAGTTTCATATCAACAGCTTGCTTGATTGGGTTGATTGCGCTGTCTCTAACTAAGACTTGCTCAGCAAAAGATGGCGTACCAAACTGATCTTTTGGAAATACTTGCTGTCTATTCTCAACAGCAAAGCCAGGAATAAACTGGTTGTTTTGTCCATAGATTCCAATACGACCATTAATAACATTAGCGACATCGAATAGATTTAGCTGCTCTAGTCTTACAAAGTCAGCAGTGTGCTGTTCAACAGATACATCGGGATCAAGATCATTCTGTAAGATAAAGTTATTTATCTTGTCAGATAATGATTTGCTATAGACTTGATTAGCCTTACTAAGATTAGCATTGGCAACCGTTGTTGATAGCTTTGCCAACTCTGGCTCCAGCACAGTTCTTGCCCATGCTGGCGAGTTGTCAATACGATCTCTTAAGAAGAACTCTTTATTAGAGACTCCATTAATTAAGTTGACTTCGTTTAGTGTTACATTAACAAAGTCAGACTGTGCTCCTTCTATTCCCCGTGGATGAATGTTTTGATATGTTTGCCAGTATTCGTTACGAGCATTATTGGACATACCATCAACATTAATATTCTTTTTCCAGTAGTTGAAGCGGCTTGCTGGGTTGTTTGGGTACATTTTAGAAGCAACTTCGGATACCTGTTTAATCTTTGCAATATCCTGCTTATCAATTAGTTCTTGTTCTTTTGTAGATATAGAGATTGTTCCTGATACAGACTCAGAAGCAATCTTCTGCAAAGAAGACATAAGATCTTTCTTAGCCATTAACTACCTCCAAGTTGAAATAATTGAGTTGTATTATGGATTATAGTAAACACTACCTACTCCTGTGTATGGTGCTGCTTGGCTACTTATATTCCCATATCCCGGCATAACTCTTCTTGATTCCATATCAGCACTTGCATATGGAGCAGCAGCAGGGTCGCCGCCAAATCCGCCGCCATATTGCAACTGTGCATTAATACCAGCAGACGCACCCTGCAGACCAGCCTGAATAAGTCCGGTTGTCAAAGCGGCACTAGAGTTATCTGGAATACCACCCTTAGCTGGAATAAAGATACCAAGATCTGGAGCAATAGATGAAGCTCTTTGGGCAAGCCGTGCTTGCTGTTGAGTTACAACATCCTGATATGCACTTCTATGGTTTAACTTTAGAGCCACCATATTATTACCTAATGACTCAATGTTTTGTCTAAATAAAGCTCGGGCCGTTCCGCTTGTTGGATTCATGCCCCGGCCTGTTGTTGCTGCCAAGAACTGTGCGTTAACTTGAGCAGTCTGTTTACTTAGTGTACTCTTTTGATTGTTAAAAGACTTGTCTAAATAAAGCTCGGCCATTGCTCGTTCTTTATTTGCAGCCCTTTCAATTTGTACATTTCTTTCAAGATTAGCTTGGAACTGGCGCATTGTATTTCTATCTTGCGCCTGCTTTTGCCACTGTGCTTGAAAGTTTGCATTACGCTGCTGGATTTCTGCAGCCATTGCTTGAGACTTAGCTTGGCTTGAAGCACCAAGCGCACCCATTACTCCTGAAGCTAAAGCCATTCCACCAAGTGCAATTGCTACGCCCATTTTAGTCCTCTTTCTATGAATAAGAGAATTTCATCTAACGAAGAATTTAGATCTTCAGTATAGACTCTCTTTAGTTTAGTTTCTTCAAAAGTTGATAACCATTTTTCTGTATTCTCAATAAAAGGAAACAATGAAGATGAAGGAGAATCTAAAGACAATAATGAAGGATTTAATCTACATTCATCTTTAAATACCTTATAAATGCTAGCTAGTTGAGCTAGTTTATCTTGTCGTTCTAATACAACAATACCACCTATATTTTGTTTATCAATCGTTAAGAAAGTAGGATACCATAGTTTAACCAAACAATTATTTATTGTTGGATTGTATATAGGTGTTTCCCAATATCCATTTATATTGTGTTCTTCGACAGTTAAGTTAGATATAAACTTATGTCCATGTATAGGTATTCCTTTTTGTTTTGCTTGTTGCATTACAAAGGATGTCCCTGTTCTTGGACCTAAGCCTGTTACTATAACTATACTCATTTTCTTTTACGGTTTAAAATTGATTTACCAAACTTATTTTCTTTTATTTCTTTTCCATTTAGGAGGACAGCACCAGAGATTCTATCTCCTAGAATACCTAGGGATCTCTTGTTGCCCATCCATTCTTTTACTTTATTCTTGTAATCTTCTTCCTGCCTGATAACCATTTCTTTTTCTGGGTCGATTGCCAAGGCATCAGTCCAGTAAGACACAGCAGCAGCAAGGACATCAACACGGTCATCGTGCTTCAGTGCTCCGCGCTTTTCCTGCATTCTGGTAATCTGAATTTGATTATCTTTGTTAAGCAATACTTGAGTATCCATGACAAGTCTATGCTGAGACATGATAGGTTCAAGAGTATTGATTATTCGTATTTCCTTTTGACCGGATACCTTGAATTCCTCAATAGCAACCTGACCACAATTTTGCATAACGACGGGTGTAAGAATCTTTCCAAACATACCATCACCATAGTTAGACTCATATCTAACTAGATTGATATTGTACTGATTGATTAACTTACAGATTTGTTTTAATGTGGGTGTGTCGTACCCGCCTTGGATACCAATGAGTTCATGGATGACAACATAACCATGAGCGAATGACGCAACGCATATTGCAGTCTCATCCGCGCCACGACCAGAGGGGTCAATGAAAAGAACGGTCTGTGAGTACGGGACAAACTTAGGTTCAATGTGCATCGGCTCATAGACTAGATCTCCCTTCATACCAAATGAGGATACCCGTCTATTTACCACGCTCTTTGCATGGACTACTTTTACGGGGAATACTTCTGGATCGACATCAATAACAATTAAGTCTTGGAGTCTGAGCGGATACTTTTTGTTATCTGCTGAAGTAGTTTTGAGTTTATAGTGGAGTTCAAAGTTTGTAGGACCAATCTTTGCTTCAAGTTCAGCAAGCTTCTCATCCGAGAATCGTTCTGGCTGAGTCGAACAACCCGGCTCCATACCCAACTGCAGCACATAGGAATCAACATCTTCAGTATCCTCTGCATTATCCAAGTCTGGCATTACAGCCGGAAACTTGATAATCTTGTAGATACCACCTAGTTTATTATATACAGAGTCTTTTGATTGTGGTGTACCAAGGAATCTGATTGAGCAGTCCTCGCCTTTGTTCTTGACATTCTCAAGTTCAAGGCAACGCTCCCATAGTTTCTCTCTAGCCTGTGGGCTATCGGAGTTCTCAGGAATCTCTACATCGTCACCAATGATCTTGTCTGCGTGTAGACCTGTAATCTGGGAGGTAATACCTCTGGCAGTTACTGATAGATCCTGAGTGAACTTAGTTCTATTGTTTACATTAAAACCAAAAGCACTATCCTTATCGGACTCTTGTGGTTCTAGCGTTGTCATGTATGGAACTAAAGTTAGAATGTTTCTGGTCTGCGATACAAACTTGATTGCCTTGTCCGCTGTGGCAGAAAGTACAAGTATTGTAGTATTAGGATTCCGTAATAGAACCCAAGATACATAGCAAGCCGTGATTACACTCTTGCCAGCACCACGCCCTGCCTGTAGGATATGGTCGTTTGGACCATCCTGTAGGCGGTTGGCTATGGCATACTGGAGTGGGGTAGGTTCACCCAATCCCAAATACTTAAAACAAAAATAGAGGTGATTACGGAAGTCGTCTATGACCTCTGGGGGTGGCTTCATGGTTTGCCTCCTAATGGCCCTAGAATGGCCTATAAACGGTTTTAATGTGTCATGGCTATCTGGGTAGCCTAAATCAAACGAATGGTTCCTAAGGGCATTTCTGCCCCTAGGAACCGGATATTAAATCTGTGACGATTTAAACTTAAACGGCATTCTAGACTTTATGGACTCCTCAAGGGTATCCAAGGTGCTAGAAGGGATGCCATCTAATGCTTCCCGGTTGTCGTTAACCACGCCGCGAACGACTTGGTATAGACCGGGTGTGGACTTTGTATCATCCTTAAGATCATTTAATAGTCTTTCTATTAAACTCTGATTAAGGAGATTGATTAGTTCTTTGTTCACTTCTTCTTGAAAAGATCAGGCAGCTTGCTTACGGGAACGACAGAACCCGCAATGTAGCCGACTGCAAAGAGCATAAGAGCGAACCAAACTGAACCTAGGAATGAATCCATATTACTTACTCACTTTCTTGTATGCAGCGTCGAACGCAGGATCACTGGCTCGCATCACTGCTATTGCTTCACGAATGGTGGTTGGATCTGTATCATCCTTGGCTTCAGCTAGCACCTTAGCTTGCTGGAGTTTTTTATCAGGGATAAACAATCCTAATGAATAGACCACCTTTTTGATTAGGGAACCTACTCCGGTATACCAGAGAAGGAAACATACACCGATTACTGCTAAGGCAATTGCCCCATAGGTAATCATATCTCCCCACCAAGGGATAGTATCTTTTACATTGCCAACGGCTCCTGCTATGTCTGATGATTCACTAATGATATTGTTAGCATGCTTGTGAGCTACTTTAATATCACTGGTTCTTAGAATTGACATTGCTTCTCTTTGGATGTAATGATTACTTGTGGATATTTCTTTAGTTGCAGAACATCCAGCCAAAAATACTAAGCCGATGAAATAACGGATCATTTTGACTCCAGCATTTCAACACGGTACTTTAGTGCCTTTAAGTCACCTACTACTGTGATGATGTTCTTGCCGTTTTCAATATCAGCCTTGACTAGATCTTTAGTTATTTCTTTGAGCTGCTTTAGCTCTTCTGAGTTAGATTCGATCATTGCTTCTCGTTTACCTAACCTGACAATGACAGTTACTACACCAATGGTAAGAATAGCTAACTGCATAACAGAAACATAAATTGCAAGGTTATTCTCTACCATAGTTATTCCTTATTTATTATCAACTAATTATTATTTAACACGAAGGAAACCAATAATACCGCTTTTAGATGCGCCTGCTGTAGCTAAAGTAAAAGTTTGATCGGATGTCGAAACAGGGAATGGTGTAGGAATTATTCCTATTTGCGTAGGACCAGATGGAGAAATATTATTACTATCAGCTGTGGGTTGTGCAAATGTTTTGTCAGATAACGATCCTCGGTTTGTTAAAGCAGCGGCAAAAGTTACACTTCCACTATATCCAACTACATAAATAATAGCATTTGCTGGAACAAATAAATCTATAGTTCTAGTACCACTGGTAGTGCTAGTCCAAAAATTAAACCAATGTGGAAGTCCCTCTATATTTATTAAGCGGGGAGCAGTATCATTTATAGTAAAAGTGCCAGCAGAATTTAGTCGTCCAAGATCATTTTTAACATAAACTGAACCCAGTTCTCCACAGAGTATTTGACCTTTTGTGAGATATGTTGTAAGAGTTGCATCATCAAAAACAGATGTATAATTACCAGTTAATGGTGCAGCAACTCCACCAGTTAAAGTAGTAGTACCACTAACATTTAAATTACCAGTAATTGCAGTGTTTCCTGTAACACTTAGACCATTAGCTAGTGATGTAGTACCAGCAGCATTAATTGTAAGTCTAGCTGTATCAGCAGTCTTAACAATAAAGCTACCAGTAGCACTAGCACCAGTACCAAGAACTTGGTCTGTAGATCCGGTAGTAAGATTACCTGAAACAGACATGTAAGTACCAAGGCTTGCTGTTGTAACATAAGGAACTAATGCAGTATCTAAAGCTGCTTTAGTTATAAGCTCATTATTAGCAACCGCTGCTGTTGTAATCGTGTTGTTTGCAACAAGGAATGCTTTGCGGTTTGCAGGAACTCTTAGTATCAAATCACCAATATCAGCAGGAGCTGCTGTTGTATTCTGTCTGTTGATACTAGTTGTTGCAGTGCTAGCATCAGCACCAAGAGCAATCTTAGATGCTCCTGTTGTTACAGATACAGAACCTTGCATAGTTGTGTTACCAACTAAAGTAGAAGCACCATCAACATTTAGCGTACTATCAACATCTAATGGAGACTGAATATTTACAATACCAGTTCCATTGGGATCTAGATTAATATTACCATTAGTATCAGTACTAATGATTGTATTATTAGTGCTACCAAAAGTTAGATTCTTAGCAGTAACAGAACTAAAAGTAGGTGTAGCAGTAGTATGAATATTTTGTGGTAGCGACAGTGTAACTGATCCAGTTGAAGCTGAAACAGTTACTTGGTTTGTAGTACCTGTAAGTTGAGTAACACCAGAGTTAGCAATAGTAAGAGTATCAGTACCAGCAGTGGCGGTTAAAGAAATACCTGTTCCAGCATTTACATTAAGAGTATCTGATGAAGAATCAGCAACCAAACTAGTAGTACCATCTACAAGAACAGTACCAAAGTTACTTGGAGGTGTTGAGGTATTGGTAATAGTAATTGTTTTAGAAGTGTTATTTCCAGCAAGACTAATACCAGTTCCACCAGTTAATGTAAGTGTGCTTGAGTTACTGGCAGCTACAATATTTGTATCGCCAGTAGTAGTTCCAGCTAAAGTAACTGTTTTGTAGATATTCTGAGAAGAACCAAGATCTGTATTGGTAATTGTAATACCAGCGTTTTCACTACCAGAACCAGTAACTGTAATACCAGTACCACCAGTTGCTGTTGCTACATAATTACCAGTTGTATCTGTACCTAAAGCAACAGAGTCAGCCGCAATGGTAGTAGTTATAGTTACACCAGCTGATCCATCAAAGTTAACAGAACCAGTAACATCGCCAGTCAAAGCAATTTGTCTTGCTGTTGTTAGCGCATTTGCTGTAGCAGCAGAACCAGTAAGGCTTGAGTCTGTAAATGCAATTGTCTTAGTACCAGCACTATTTCTAAACTGTAGTGTATTAGACTCATACCAAATATCACCCGAAGTTGGACTTGCTGGAGCAGAGCCAGCAACAAAACGCAAAGGAGAAAGACTTGTAGTACTAGCAGGAAGAATAATCATTCCTGTCATTGTACCACCAGCTTTAGGCAACGCAGCATTTGCTGTGTTTGTTGCGTTTGTTACATTGGTATTTGTTGTACTAAGATTATTATTAGTTGTGGTTAGGTTTGTCTGAACACCAACAGCATAGTCATAAGCAGCTTTAACTGCAGTAGCCGAAGCAGCTGTAGTTGAGCTAGCTGTGCTTGTACTATCTGTAAGGTTTACGCTAGCAGTACCACCTGTAGCAGAAAGACCCGTACCAATCTTAATACCGCCGATTTGAGTAGAAGTTGCTTGCTGTAACGAAATAGAGCCACTAGAAACAGCAATACCACCATCATTACCTGATGTTATTTGTACTAAGCCTTTAGTAGTTATTGTAGCATCATCTGTAAAAGCAATCTGCTTAGTTGCACTAGCTGTTCTAAACTTTAGTGTATTAGACTCATTCCAAAGATCACCAGCACTAAAGGTAGCTAAAGCAGCTGAAGCAACAGGAATATTTAGAGAAGCAAGTGAAGCTGTTCCAGCAACAGTGCTTAACTTACCTGTCATTTGCTGTGAGCCATTTAGTAACATACTAGCTAGTCTTAGAGTATTTACAGAAGTAGCAGAAGCAGCTGTAGTACTATCAGTTACATTAATGTTATCTGTAAGCTTTACAGCAGCAACACCAGAGGTAATAGTAAGACCAGTACCTTGC